CACCGTTTGCACATACAAATACATAGGCTCCTACACCACACTTAAATCTCATGGTTTTATTATAGGAGTTAGACCATGCAAACATCATACCCATGTCACCTGTGTTGTAGTTTAAGTGATAGATACCTTGGGCCACTTGACCGTCTACAGTCATCTTATACTCTTCACGGAGTATTGTAAATCCATTATTAGTTATTTCTCTTTTTACCTCATCTATAATGTCACCGTGAGGTACTACGGCATAGCGTCCACCGTGGTTAGGCAGTGGAGCATTTCTTAATTGTTGTTCTGTGTAAAGTGGAACTTTAGGAGGCATGTGTGTTGGTTTTTAAATTTTAAAATAATGAAAGCTGTGTTACTTTTTTGAAGGATACAGCTTGAATTCCCTCTATCTCTTTATAGATTTCTTCTAAATAGTACTTCTTATTTATATCATAACTATTGAATGGTTTAGTAGCATCTAGTTTGTTCACTGTTGTTTGCAGCCACTCACCAGACTCTACCTGGATCTCTCTTCCATCGTTATGACATTTTACAAGCTTACTCCCATTACTAGATATATAATATCTAATTATTTTCTGTAGTTTGTTGTTAACAAGTTCTCCGTTAACTATTCTTCTTTCTTCAAAGTGCCAGCCACCCTTGGCTTTGACACCACCGCAATAGTCTACTATGTCTTGGTTCTGATCTAGAAAGTCTTCAGGCTTAGTACCATGTACAAAATAAGCATAGATGGCTTTTGGTATAATAAGGAAAGACTTGTTCTTATGGAATGTAGCCACTTTCTTCTTAGCTAAGTCTTCCCATTCAAATGCACCTTTACATTTTACTTTACCTGCTTTACTAACAGCCATATAGTTATTGACATCACGTATAATCATCTTACTATACTGGTCATGCTCCAGGGCTAGCTGTGTAAGCTTTTCCCATTCAGCACAAACTTTCATATAGTCATCCACTCTACTATCTGGTATCATCATTTCTAAACCATCTGTGTTTAGCATAAGAGGTTGACACTCTGGAATAGCCAAACTTAACATCTCTGCAAGTTTTGATAATAGCAGCTGACCATTTACGGTGATCTGCATAGTCATTCTAGGATCATACAGGAAACTATTCTCGTCACCTGTCAAGCCGTAAGTGGAGTTCAGAATAATCTTGTACACATAGTTCTTTGGGTCTGTCTTAGGAATCTTTTTCCTTTCTTCAAAGAACCACTCATACAGCTGATTAAATTCTCTAGCTGGTAGATGTTCTGGGTGGAAACCATTCTTGATAGCCAGGTTAGGATAAAAACTAGTAACGTCAGACGTCATTATTGTCCATCCTTGTTTAGCTTCATACACTCCGCTAGATATTGCACCATGGATGCCACCTAACCCGTAGTCGGTCTTCACTCCCTTAAAGTTCATGCTGTATTTAAATCCGTCTTTGGTAGATGTAATCACCTTGGTACGGAAATAGTCTAGCACTTTATTAAACTCAGGAGTTTGAAACTCTACATAAGGAAGTACACAATCTGCTAGTACAATATAATCTCGTTTGGTTCTAAGCGTTTTGATATGAGCTTTTTCCCAACCAAGTCTCTCCTGCAAGAAGTGTAAGAATAGTTCTTTAGATATACGTGGCTCTGATGCACTGTACAGATCTATACCATATTCTTTAGTGAGAGTCTGTCTTAAGAGGATTTGTTCTTTAGAGTGGTGTAGTACTTCTTTAGTCGAGAGTACGTCATTAATACAATAGTCAATAACATCTTGTAATTGATTAGGATCTGTAACAGGTTGATAATGCGGATGAGGCATCTCTTCTACATTCTGCCAGTCCATGGAATATTGTATCCACTTCAGGCTGCTCATCTTAGCTTTATTATCCCAATGATTAAGTTTAAACAAGTCTATCTGTTTAATCTTCATCTTGTAAGGAGGATAATCCAAGAATGATCCCTTGTTAGACTTATCTATTACACTCTGTGCATAGTCATAAATCCATTTTACAAGGTGATCAGCTGTAGCTGTTAGAAGAGACTTTTGATTATCTATAATTTTTTGGGTAATCTGAGCATCAAAGTTTAGACCATTGAAAGAAATATGATATTCCTTCTTGGCTATACATGTATTTAAAAACTTGATAAACTCTGGAAAGTCATTTCTCTGTTCGCAAACAGCGAACACCTTTCTTATTGTAGGATCTTTATAGTGTTGGAACACTGCTATGAAACAGTTACAGATAGTTTCATAGTCCATTACCCAGTGAGCTCTTTCTTGTTGCATGTTTCTATATGTTCAGTTAAGCTGTTCCCCCTTTATTGGAGCCAAAAAAAGCAGATTTTACATCTGCTTAATTTGGAATCCACACACAAAAACAGGGTTTATAAGGCAGTTAGAATGTTGGTTTGGGCTGCCGTAGTTTCCGAAGCTGCATTTACATATTGTTTATAGTCAAATGTACCTGCATTTACGCAGAACATTTTAATAAACTCTTCAACTTCAGAAGCTTCTTCAATATAGTATTCATAGAAGGTTTCTAATGTTTTACGCTCTTCAGCGTAGTCTTTACCATTCTCTCTTTTACCAATCTTAAGTCTCTGTACATCACCCATTTCTGTAAGCTTAGCAATCATGTGCATAGACTGTTTTCTATCTTTACCGATAACAGCTAACACTTTACTATCTAGGTCATAAATAGCTTCATTATATGGGCAATCTTTTGAAGCTGGTATCATTTTGAAGGTCTTTCTATTACCCCAGCTAGAAGTAATTAAAATCATTGAATTGTTCATGTAAATTAATTTGATAACAAAATTAAGGAGTTTTTTCTAACTCTTCCAAATTTTCTAAAGAAATTTTTAAAGTTTCTTTATCTCGGTTGCAAGGGTTACATAGTTCTCCAGTTTCTTTTAAGATGTCTACGTCCATCTCTAGTAGGGCTGCATACTTAGTGAAGTAGTCTTCTGGGTTTAAATAACTGTGCATATATTTATATTCACCAGACATTTCCCCATAATAAGCTTTTATGGCTCTTTTTAATACGGAAGAGAACTTAGAATATCTACCTAACATGAAATACATCCAATCATCCTTATATATGTAAAGATCAAAAACATAGATTTTTTTATTCTCTGCGTTAATGGTCTTTACATATAGAGGATTGGTAAGTATATTCTGTTCTTCAAACTTCTTAAACTTCTCAGTGTCTGTATTTTTGAACAGACATATAAGCTTCATTTCTTCAGGTTCTATCAGCCCATTTATAGATAGATAAGTGTTTTCTGGTCCAAATGCTGATTTCCTTATACCCAAAGCTGGGTAGAGAAAAGACTTGGATTTCTGGAAATATTTGCTGTAAAGTTTATCTATCATGGGTTAAATCTTTATAGAGATATTCTACCCGTTGCAAATTCATAGGGAAGGTCATACCTCTTGTTTATATAATGCCATTCCGCTTTTGCAAAAACTTGTTCAAGTTTTTCTAACCAACCATGCAGTGTAATATCTTTAACTTCAAACGGATAGACAAAATAGTTTTTATCAATCACCACAAAGTTAAATCTAACATCGTATCCTTGATCAATTAACCCTGGATAATTCATAACTACTAGGCTAGTATAAATAGCAGCTTGCATCCAATAGTTATAATATTCAACTGTTTCTGGAAAGTCTTTAAGATCTTTTGAACTGGTCTTTACATCATTAATATACACAATTTTCTTGTCATGATCAATAACTAAATTGTCCACAATTCCTTTAAGACCAAATGGTCTTCCATTAATCTTACACTCCAGTGGAAGCTCATTTAAAACTTCTATATTGTCAAACTCAGAAGGGTTACATCCTATAAGTTTACATATATCTTTATCAGTTTTAATAAGCTCCACAGCATTAAGACAAAACTCATAACTCTGTAAATCTATAAGAGTTTTATTTCCTTTAGATCTCAGAAAGTTCCAATAGTTTTCACACTCTGGAGTGAGTATTTTGTCTAGTCTTTGCTGGTCTGTTTTAAGATTCTGATGGTAGCTCATGTCTTTCATGACATCTAAAACAGCATCGTCAAATTGTTGAAGCTCTGATCTTTGATCACCATGTTTAAGTAGTTCTTGATGATGAGCAAACACTCTATCTATAACAGTCTTTGGATTACCTGTAGGAAGGTTATCTGGACTAACTATAAATTGTTCATTAAACTTCTCAGGTTCTAATAGTAATCCATGAATAAGTTTACCATGAACAAGATGAGCATCCAGTTTCTCCTCTTTGTTTCCTAATACATATAGCTGATAAAATATGGCAGGATTCCACATTAGTTTATTAAGACTGCTGTAAGAAAACTGAAAAGGTTTTTTATAAAACTCACCCTCCATTATTTCTATAGATTCATTCATCAAATCTTCTAGCTCCATACTTTTAAATCTTTTAATAATTTTCTAATTCTTTTTGCTGTTTCTTTATCCTTGGTTAGAGCTTCTTCATACTCTAAGAATTCTATAAGTTTTTGTAAATCTACTGCTGACATAATTTTCTAATTTGTTTTCCTAAATCTCCATCATTTGGATAGTGTTTAGCAAGACTGCTTAATGATGAGATCATAGGGCTTGGTTGACTTTTACTTTCTAAAGCATCTGCAATACGTTCTAACTGTCTAGCTATTTCAGGAAGAGTGTGTTCTATAAGTTTCTTCCCCATTACTGTGTTATGTAGTTCTGCCATCTTTTTCTGTTAAGTGTTTAAACTTTTTCCAGTCTGTTTCTGGAAGATAAAATATCAAAGATTCTATAGAGCAAAGTTCTAAAAGCTCTTCCATAGCTTCATATTCACCACAGTGAACATCTATCTTTATTTGTTCTATTACTGTTTCTATAAGGTCATCTTTAGTTTTCATAACCCCATGCTTTCAATGTTTCTTTAAACGGTGAACCAGGAATCTCTTGTACAAGCTTTAACATGTTTGCTGCTATGTCTCTAATTTCAACCTGAGCATGTTCAGACATTCTGAGTTTCAAGAAGTTAGCAAAGCTTCTCATGTTAAACATAACATCTGCTTGTATCTGAGAATTATATGTCTTAAAGAACCTAGCTGATTCTTTAGCTCTCTTTCTTCCAAGGATAGGAGTAAGTTCTTCTAGACATTGGTGATAAAGCTTATTACCTGCTTCTGTGTATACTTTTAATTTTTGATACCATGTGTATTCTTCTTCAGGTTTATCAAACTGTAAATATTTCCAATCTTGAGGTAAATAGAATTTATCTTCCTTCAGTTCCTTATACCTAGCACTCTCAGCATTGATGGAAGCTATCCTATGCTTAAGAAGATGAATGTGTGACGCTATGTCACAGTTAACTAAAAAGTGAACTGTTCCCTTTTCAAAAGGAGTTTCATGCCCTTCTGACCAAAGCATATTTATAAGCTTGGGGATGCGTTCCTTCTTATCATCTGTAAGTTCTCTGGATGTACTGGTCCATGCTGAACAAGCTATAATCTCATCTGAGCCATAGTAGCCCAAAAGCTCTACGCTATTTTCCATTCTTTTCTTTTTGTGTTTTAATATTATGGCATTCTGAACATAACACTTGTAGATTATTCACTTCACAAAAGAGTCTATCTACAAAACCTGGTAGGTCATTAGCACAATTAAGACTACCTGCTGGGATAATATGGTCAACATTAATTTTCTTATCAGGAAACCATTCTTTACATTGGTTACATTGATACTCAAACTTCTGTCTTTTAAGTGGACCTTTATAAGCTCGTTTAGCTTTTTGTTTAGCCTGAGCTATAGGCTTCCACCATCTAGACTTTTGTCTTAATGCTGATCTAATAAAACTCCAGAAGGCAGACTCTGTCATCGTGCCAGCGTTCCTGGTTTTAGGTGTTGCTGTTTTTTTCTTAGCCATTATGCCAATTTTTTGTCTAAGATAGGAACTAATCTGTTACGAACTTCTTTAGCTCCAAAGTCTTTGATAGAATCAGAGATATCCTTGCTCATAGGTAGAACGGCCATTTTAATATTTGGATATTTCTCTTTGTATTTATTCATAGCTTCTATACCAGCGTCATCATAATCAAATAATAGTATAATGTTTTTATACTTACTATCTAATTCTTCCATGACTTCTGATTTTAGTATGGTGTTTTCACTATCAGGAGCTATGACATCTATCTGAAGACCTAAAGATTTTACAGACATTAAGTCTTTGAGACTTGAGGTAATTAATAAATTACTATGTCCTTTAAGTTGTTCGTATCCCTGTACATATCCACCCACCTTAATAAACTTTTTGTCTAAAGTTTTAGGCTGATAAATCTTGTACAGTGTTCCATCTTGTTTAAAATACCCGTAAATATAAAGTCCTCTTATGCATAAGTCATTCTCGTCTTTAGACATACAATAACTATCTAGAGGCTTTACACCATGTTGTTCTAGTAATTTAGAACCGATATTAAACTGAGTCCAGAAATACTGGTCTTTTGTAGTCCATTTTCTTTCTGCATGACTAACCACTTTATATCGGTCTGCTTGTTTAAACTTCTTTACATCATAACCACCGTTATTATGTAAGACAAAATCATTGTATTCTTCTACAATGTGTTTACAGGTTTCATGATAGGAAGAAATCTCAAGTCTAAGTTTTACTAGGTCAACAGCTGATCCGCTTTTTCCAGTGGAGAAATCTTTAAATTTATATACGCCTTTATTGTCTACGTATATACACATGCTTGGTGTACGCTCTTTAGGATTGAACAAAGATTTAATCTTTACATCCTGACCATTTAGTTTTTCTTTTAAATGACAGAAATGTTCAAATATAAACGTAACAGGTACATCATGTATATCGTGAACTAAATTTTTAACTTTAAACATATGTCATAAATTAAAAGAGGGGGGTGTAGAAACACCCCCCGTTTTGGAGCCTAACCTATGAGAAAAAAAATTACATACTAAAGTCATCATTACTAGAGGGTTCAAAACCTTGTACAGTTTTATTTTCTAATGCTCTATAATGATATTTGTTGTTTTTGTCAAACTTATCAAGCTTGTTCTCATCTAAAGAAACAAACTTATATTTAGGCAAAGACAACTTAATAATTGTTTTACCATTATATTCTTCTTCTTGACCTTTTAGGAAGAAATAACCATAGTTTCCGTTAAGAATACTTGTAGCTTTCTCTACCCACTCTTCAAGAGTAGCAGCACTGATACCATTAAGTTGGTCTCTTACACCTAGTTGATCAGCAATAACAGTGAGCTTATACATGATTTCATTCTTCATAACGTTTGGTTCGTTATGTTGATCAGTCCATGTAGTTGCCATAACTTTAGAAGACTGACCTTTAAACTTAGGTCCGTTCTCTTCGTTACGGTCTACTAACCAACCTTCAAAGTTTTCCAACTCTGGTCCTTCTAGAACCAGTTCCAATGCTTTCTTACCTGTGTTCTTAGATTCTCTAACTTTTGCACTATGGATGTGTGCATAAACTACTCCAGCTTGTAATGACTTAGGAATTCCTCCTCCTTGTTTGACATCTTGTCCTTGTGTACTAAACATGTGTTTTAAATTTAAATAGTGAAAGTTTAATTTTCGTAGTTAATAATAGCTTCTCTTACATACTGTAAATCATTTAAGATTTCAAACGTTGGGAACATATCCTTAGGAGACTTACATGTATTCTCACCATTAGTCTGGGTTTCAAATACATAACGTATCACACCGTCTTTGTTCTTCTTAGCTTTACCAAATAGTACAATAGAGAAAAGTCCTTCTAATGTAAGCTTCTCATCTACCATTCTACCAATAGTCTTAGCTTTGAATTTACGTTTACCTTCTAAATCTGTAGCCTCTTCAGCATGAGTGAGGAAGAAGATCATTAAGTCGTCTCTAAGATCTTTAGGCATCCTTGCTATTCTAGCTAAGTGTGCACCAATCTTAGTGAACTTCTCATAACCTTTTTCATCAGCCTTGTCAAAGAATTCAAAGCTTGACATATACTGAAAATCATCCACTACAATAGTTTTGATTTCAGGACGCTTCTCACTTACATACTTTAGACAAGCCTCAATGCTTTCAGGATTACATTTGTCGTACATATTACCACCTGGATTATCCTTACTCCATAGTGTGTACTTACTCTTCCAACCTCTAAAAGGAAGAGGTTTGTTTGCAACGTTTACAATAAACGTTTCTTTGGGGTTTAAAGTCTCAATACTAGTGGATTTCCCAGCACCAGACTCAGCAATAATTAAAATACCTTGTGCCATATGCTTATTTGTTGTTTTTAATTAGTTCATTCAACCAAGTTTTTGCACTAACAGGCTTTCCTGTTTGGATAGCATAGTAGTCTCTTATAGTCATTTCACTATAGGGTGCATCTTCCATAGGAGCAGGAGCTTTATAAGCTACGTCCTGTATGCTAGTGGGTTTAGCAAGAATCTTATCACTACTAGTTACAGCAGAAGCTTTACTAATAGCAACAGCTTGTTCGTTCACCACTCTTAGTTCATCTAATGGTACAAGATAGGATCCTTTTTCATTGAGCTCATACTCTTCTTCAAAAGAGTTACTAGGTGCAACTCTATAAACTTTTCTTTCTGAGTCAATAGGGTCTAAGCTTCTGTTAATAAGCTCAAAGAAAAACCCTTTTTCTTTTTTGAATTCAGAACCAAAAATACCTACCACCATTCTACCTTGTCCATCGTAGAAAGGCATTTTCATGTTGAAGTCTATTTTAGAAATTCCTAGATCATTAATTAGATCTTGGTGATAACTTCTAATAGCTTCTAGCTTGGACTTCTTCCATGCATCATGGGACATTTGATCTGAAACTTGAAACGTTGTCATGTTGTTTGTTGTTTAAATTGTGAAAGTGTAATTGTTATATGTTTAAATCTGCAGATTCAGCTTGTCTACCACCTCTTCCAGATCCTCCAGCCCTTCTTGGTACAAATCTACCAGCAGGATTATTGGAAACAGGTTCAATGGTTTCTATCATTTTTTGTTTGTTAAAGTCACCTCTTAGAAAAACTAAGTTGGTATCTTCAGATCCGTTTCTTGATTTAATAATATGCAAGAAAAGATCTTCTTTTGTACACATATATTCCTTTGGTCCATATACAGGAATGTCAGCTTTGTATGGTCTAGTTAGCACCAGCACCATGTCTGATCCCTGCATAAGAGCGTCACCACCAAATATATCTGAACTTGTAGGAAAGTTGGCTATGGAGCCTGGAGTTTTTCTAGATGGTTCATCTATACTTCTGTTTAGCTGAGTAATCATAAACACAATGATAGGGAGTTGATTCTTAACCCTCATTAACATTTCTGTAGTATTGTAGAGGGTGTTAAGTTTCTCTCTTTCATCTGGTGATTTCTTAATCAACCAACTATGATCTACAGTGACAATCATTGGTTTACCTCCTAGTGCATTATAGTAGGTGTGAATGGCTTTCTCCATATCTCTATGGGTAAGAGGCTCATTAATCTGCATTCTATAGATACCAGCTTTCTCTAACACTTCTGTTTCTTCAGCATGTTCTTTCATAATTTTTACAGAAAAATCATCCACTTGTTGTCTTGTACTAAGGATAATATCATAGTCCAGTCCTACGTGTGCAGCAAAAGCTCTTGAGGCTGATTGCTTAGCACCCATCTCAAACTGAAATTCTAAGATGTTAAAGTCTTGATCAGGATTTAGTAAACGAGATTCTCTGATAATTTGAGAAACAAACATGGTTTTACCAGAACCAGGTCTAGCTCCTATAGTGAGCATTGATCCCCATTCTAAACCACCAACACTTGCTGAATTAAGTGTAACCCAAGGAGTTTTAAAAGACTTGATCTTTCCTAACTTTCTGTCTTGTATATATTGGAGACCTTCTCTCAGAATTTCTGAGTATGTCCTTGCTCCAAAAGGACGTGAATTCTGTTCCATGTAAATGTGTGTTGGGAATGTAAATATAAGAAGATATGCTGAAATAAAAAAATTTATTTCAATTCTTCTACTAGTCTTGGATTATCTAACAATTCTTGACAATAGTCAGCTAATTTAGACCTTGTTTCCCTTGTTCTAGGGTCGGTTTTTTTGATGAAATAACTACTTGTCATCATATACTGATACTGCTTACGCTCGTATAGAATGTTATAATAATCTGTAGCATCTAATACTAAGTCCCAATCATATTCAGGATAGGTTTTGAAGAACCAAACAAGTTTATCTTTAAGCTCTTGTACAGATTGTCTAGCTAGTTCTCCACTAGGAAGTCTTTTAGATGGCCAAGCTTCCCGATATTCTTTCACCTTGTCTAGAAAGTTTTCCCCTAACATTTCCTTTGTCACTTTAGCTTTTGTCTTAACTAAAAATGTCTCAAACTCATTAAGGATTACAGCACCCAGGTTGGTTATGTTCCCTTCTTCATCTATGAAACCTTTAATCTTACATATAGAAGCTTCTGCATCAGAATTAATAATGGTTGTAGGTTTTATCTTATCTCTACAACAATCCAGAAAGTAGAGCTGATTAGGTGTTATCTTGTACTTTATTGCTGTTTGCCATAACTGATGACCCATTTTTTATATTTTTTACGTGGTTAAGAATAGTTTGAAACTTGACTCTATATCTTTCATCTGTATCCATTAGATTAGCAAATGTTTTTAATCCATGGATAACAGTGGTGTGATCAAGTTTTTTTATAGAATATGCTATGGCTGTCAGTTTATATCCCATGCTGCGGGCTAAATGAAAATACATGTGCCTTAGTTCAACAATCTCAATCATTCTAGATTTATGTTCTAAAGGTATCTTTTTACCGTGAAGAGTTGGTAAAAATGGTGTAAGACATGCTTTAAGTTCAGCTAATGGCATCACTTCTAGTTCGGAATCTACTGAAACTTTTGTAATGATAACAGGTTTATATCCTACCTTTTTATAGAAATCATCTATAAAATCTTCAACTAATTTTCTTTCAAGTTTGAGTTTCTTATACTCTTCATCTATCATAATTTTTGAGTTTTAGGGGGTTAAAAATAGTAAAAATGCCGAAAAAGTTTGTATATTATATTGTAAGAACTTACATGAAACGCTAAACTTTTTTATTTATATTTTATAACTAATTGAAAATGAGTAACTTACCTCAGAAGAACTCTGTGGCTAACACCATTAAACTTTATTTATTTCCTTCGTTAGTCACTATAATTTCAATGCTTATTTGGCGTGACATTTCTGAACTTAGAGCTGATGTTAAAGCTCTTCTAGCCCAGTCTAACATAGACAAGACTAGGATAGACAACCTGATGAATGACGTAAAGTCTTTAGAAAATACCGTGTTTAGAAGACAAATGTCTATGAATACAAGATGGTTTGAACCAGTTAATCATGATCCTTGGTACAAACCAGAAGAGGAATATGATGTAAAAAAATATTTACCCAGTAGTAAAGCATAATTATGTACGACAGTTCCCAAATATTATATACACTTAAGAATATAAACAGACAAATCTGTTGTATTAAGGAAGGAACTAGTCAAGTTTCACTAGGTAACACTGCAACAGATTCATTTGGTAGACTGAGAACATCTTCTCCTTTTACTTTATTTGATTCTAACCATAGATATGATGATAATGATCTATGGGCTACAGAAACATCTACTGGAGGTACGGCTGTATTTAATGCTAATCAAGGACTTGTTGACTTAAATGTTACAGCAGCATCTACTTCCTCTGTTTTAAGAGAAACAATTAAAGTGTTTGCTTACCAACCAGGTAAGTCACTTCTTGTTATGAACACTTTTGTAATGAGTGCTGCTAAAGCAGGACTTACACAACGTGTTGGATATTATGGTGATGAAAATGGTTTTTATTTAGAGCAAGCAAATTCTGACATAGCTTTTGTAAGAAGAAGTATTGTTACAGGTTCTTTGACAGAAACTCCTGTACCACAATCAGATTGGAACGGAGATAAGTTAGATGGAACAGGTCCTTCAGGATATACACTTGATTTAAGTAAAGCTCAGATTTATTGGATGGACCTTGAATGGTTAGGTGTTGGATCTGTAAGAATGGGATTTGTAATTAATGGAGAGTTTATACTCTGTCATACTTTTCATCACGCTAACATTATAACTTCTACATACATAACAACTGCTTCTTTACCATTACGTTATGAGATATTTAATGAGACAGGAACAACAGGTTCTTCTACATTAAAACAAATTTGTTCTACTGTTATATCAGAAGGTGGTTATGAGCTTAGAGGAAAACAACAGTCTATTGGTAGAGATATTACTACACCAATGTCGTTTGCTGCAGCAGGTACATATTATCCTGTTGTAGGTATAAGACTTAAAACTACAAGATTAGATGCTATTGTAATTGCAACAGCTGTTTCTCTTATAGGACTTGGTAATGGTAAAAATTATCAATGGAGGGTTGTAAATGGTAATGTACAAATTTCTGGAGGAGGCTGGATAGATGTTAGTGCTGAATCTTCTGTACAATATAACAGAACAGGAACTAGTACTACAGGTGGAAGAATATTAGCTAGTGGATATGTAAACTCATCTAACCAAGGATCTCCTAGTATAAACATTCTTAAAGAAGCTCTTTTTGCTAATCAGTTAGAAAGAAACGCATTAACAGGAACCCCTTATGAATTTGTTATAGAAATGGCTATTGATCAAACAGGAGGACTTTTAGGTGCTTATGCATCAATAGATTGGGAAGAAGTAACTAGATAAAATTAAAAAATATGGCAATGGGAATATTTGAACAATTAGCATGGTTAACTACTAGAGTTAAAAGACTCTGCTGTGCCATAAAAGTGGGAGCTTATCAAAGTCCTTCAGCTATAAATGTAGCTGATTTACCTTCTTTTCCTGAAACTGGTTATACTATAACTGAAGGCGGTATTTATCAATTTTATGGAAGTTCAACATCAGGTTCAACAAATGTAGCATTTCAAGATCCTACATCTGCTGGTCAGTTTTTAATGATTATAAACACTTCAATCAGTGGTGAAACTTTACAGTTTATAAATGAAATTAATAGTTCTAGACCATATTTTTCAAATGGAACTAATCCAAGTACAGCTGCACCTGGTGAGACTTGGCAGTTTGTGTCTGTAGATGGATCTGTTTTAACAGGTGATCCTAATTATGGATTTGTATGGCTTGGTTATAGAGTTTATGCACCTTAATTATGAAACGTAATAACTATATACAAGATAACTTTATGAACATTGTAATCATTGTTCTTATTGTTATTTTATTACTTCAGAGATGTGGTGGCTCTCCTGAACCAGTTCAACCTTCTGTAAAGAGAGATACGATTTGGATTGTAAAAGATAGTACAATTGTCACTAAGCCTCAAGTTGTTAAGACAATTGAGATTCCTATAGACAGATGGTCTACAGAGTACCTACCAGATACCAACTATGCCAATCTTCTAAAACAATATGTAGAACTTGCTTCTAAACATATTGCTCAGAATGTGTACAATGACACAATTAAGATAGATTCTACAGGTTGGGTGAGTATAAAAGACACTGTATCAAAGAATAGACTAACCACTAGATCTTTTGAATATAAGTTTAAGTATCCAAAGATTACAGAGACAATTACTATTCCTGAGAAAAAGAAAAATCAGATGTATGTGGGTGGAATGATTAGTGGTAACAGAGAACAGATTGTTAATCAGATTAATGCGGGTCTTCTTCTTAAAACTAAGAAGGACCAGATCTTTGGTGTCAATGCTGGTATAAATACACAGGGACAAGTAGTCTACGGTTTACAATCCTATTGGAAGATAAAACTATGGTGATAAGATTTTTTAAATATTTAAGACCTCTTTGGGAGGGTGGAGATGGAAAAATCTCCATTAGAAGAATCTTAGCCTTAATTTTCTCTATAGACTTTATAAGAAACACGTCATATATAGTACATAAGTGGGAGCTTGGTAAATCTCTATCAGAAGCTGCTATGCTTTTAGGACTAGAAGCAGCATTGATAGCAGCTCTACTTTCTCTTACCACTTATCAAACTATTATGGCTGTAAAAAATAGTAATCAACAACCTATGTAATATGTTAACATCAGCACAATGTCTTAAGAAATACGGAGATCCTAGTAAACATAGTAATATGACTGTTTGGGATGTTCCTACAGAGTTAGAAATAGGCTTTATTCCTAAAAGAATATATTGTAATAAAGATTTAGTAATGCCTCTGTCTAAAGCTTTTCAAAATTTAATTAGTACAGGACATGTTAAAGAACTTAAAACTTGGGACGGTTGTTTCAACATTCGTAAGAAGCGTGGTGGTTCTACCATGTCTCTTCATAGCTGGGGCGTGGCTATTGATCTTAATGCTTATGATAACTGCTTTGGATGCACTCCTAAGTTATCCCAAGGATTTGTAAAATGTTTTACAGACGCAGGGTTTGATTGGGGAGGTACT